AAGAACATCTGGAAACAGTATAGTGTCGAGCACTTCAACTATATTTTTTGTTTTCCATGCAGAAGCTGGCAATGCCGATGCTCCGCCTACTGCAATACTGGTTACGCCGTCACCTATTAGTGTGTTGTAGGTTGTCTTGATTGAACTAGTTGGTACATCTATATTTATCCCAGCATTTGCTACTGGAGATAGTCCAGCAGCAATAGATGGAGTATTAGTAAGGTCAGCATAGTCCCCACTCGTAGCTACTGTAGCTAAGGTTGGTTTATTTAATATTTCGGCTGATCCGGTTGTCGCGGTCCAGTCGCTATTTACCTGTGCGGCTGGAATAGTTGGAGTGTTAGCTAGATCAGTGTAGTCACCGCTTGTAGCAACTGCAGCTAAGGTGGGTTTATTTAGTATTTCAGCTAATCCAGTCGTTGCTACCCAGTCACTATTTACTTGAGACGGGGGGACCGATGGAGTATTAACTAGGTCATTGTAATCTCCGCTTGTTGCAACTGTAGCTAGGGACGGTAAATTAGTTAAATCGGTGTAGTCCCCGCTTGTGGCTACTGCAGCTAAAGCAGGTTTATTTAAGATTTCTGTTACACCAGCTGTTGAACTCCAGTCGCTATTAACTTGAGCTAAGCTAGCTAAAGAAACTGATTTTTCTTTGAATGAGCCATCTGACTGCTCCTCTAATACTATAATGTCTCCTGATGCCATGTGTTACCAGTCTCCTATTAGGGTTCTTTTCCACTTGTTTGATGAAACGCATATATATAAATAATTATTTGCGTAAGCTATTTGTCCAGCGGTCCCGTTTGAGCTAATTGAGGTTGGTGCAATTGTCCACTCTAGTTTTAAGGGAATGCCTAGAGATGTTTTAAAGATTGCGGTATTATTAGATGTAAAAAATGAAGTAGTGACGGCATCGTTGCCGTCTAATGTGTACTTGGCTGTTGTCGCATTCTGTGAATACGCACAAGAAATCAAAAATAACCAGGTGATTAATAAATATTTTGTCATAATTGCTTTTTGACCTATTTTCAATTATAGACCAAGAAAGCTAACTATATCAATAGATAAATACTCAGTAGCTAAAAAAAAAGAAATATATAGAAAAATTAAAAAATCTTTTTGAGCTCTTCATTGTGTAATGAGTCATCTGGGGAATTTTCAATAACGTATAACACAGCTTTTTTAAATTCTTCCATTTGATCAGAAAGCTCAGATATTTTTGAAACATCCACGAAGGCTTCACTGCGTCCACCTATACCATTTATATATATGGGATCTGGTTGATGTTCTTTGTTAGTTTTTTTTTGCATATATATTATATATATTTGTGGCGTCCTTGACTGGGATTGAACCAGTAACCTACGCTTTAGAAGAGCGTTGCTCTATCCAATTGAGCTACAAGGACGTTTTGTATAAATTTTACTGCTCTACTTTTGAGTCCTCAATTTGAGAAATGACTTCAGCGCCTTTTTCAAGCGATTCTTTTGTGGGTGCATTATATTCGTTTGCTGCAATTTGTATTGCCTCCATGAACTTTATTTCATCTTTATCTGATGGATGAAAAAGAATTGGCTTTCCGGTGCTATCTGTCATTGTATATCCATAGGGTGCTCTAGCTGGAATCCCAGGTATATTTTCATTTTCTTTGTATAACTCAGTATAAATTATGTTTTTTTGCTTACCTTCATCAAAGCTTACGGTCATTTCAAAAACATTTTGAAATGTGGTTTCTTTTTTGTTTGAATCTATTGATACTTGTATTTCCATATTATTCTACTTGTTGTGCTTGTTTCGCTTCGTATGGGGGTGATTTTAAATAAGAAGCGGCTAGTGTGTGAAAATATTTAATTGAGTCATTCCTGACATTATCTGCTACTACAAAATCCCTAATTGGCTTAAGCATTTTTTCGTAAAAAAATATTTGTTTTTTTTGTTTATTTAACTCTTTTTTTAAAGAAGTTGTCTCTTTTTTCAATAGGGATACCTCTTTTTTTAAAGTATCTATTACTGAGTCTTTATCGATTGTCGCCATTTCCTGATATAGTATTGTTCTCTAGTCTTTTGTTTAACTTTGCAATGTTTTGCTCAGCTACGTTATTTAATGTTACTCCAAGGTCAGTAGCACAAGCAGAAATATACCATAAAACATCTCCTAGTTCTTTTACCATTTCTTCCCTTGACTCTGCATCAACTTGGCCCTCTTTGTCTCTAATAATTTTTTTAACTTTATTAGAGAACTCTCCAGATTCACCAGTTAACCCAAGGGTAGGGTAAATTAACTTAGCAGTGTAAATAGCTGTTCTCTCTGCCAGTTTTTGATACTCATTAAATGTGTATTTGTTTTCTTCCATATTTGTTTTTGTTGAGTGATTGTTTATACAGTAGCGTTTTTATTTTGCAAATGTTTTTTACCTTTTTGTTGATTCAATAAAATCCTGCCATATCTTTTAATACATTGTTTAGCGTATTCATCTAGTTTCTCAAGGCACCCATGTGCACATAAGCCGCTTTCGTAAAAAGCATATTCTTCCATTTCTTCCTGGTTCATATTATTTATATGCTAGACCCCTTTTCGTCTTTTTCTTTCCAGTATGCTTCGGTTGATTCTTTACAAGCTACGTAACCATCTTTTCTAGCTTGTTCATAACATAGTGTTCTATACCAGCCACCTTTTTTACAGGGCTCACCATGCTCTCCTGTTACTTCACAAGTATATGCAGACTTTGCTTCTGCTTTGTCGATCATGTCGTCAATAATATCGTGTTGAATATTATCCCCACCATAAACACTCGTATAGAATGACAGGGTTCCGTATTTTTCTTTAATTTGGTTTGCAACAACTTGAACTTCTTCTCCGTCTTTAGAGCAGAGGTCGCAAAAATATTGTAGTTTTGCCATGCATTCATCAAGAAGCTTGAACCATCCATCGTCATGTTCAATCCCCCATGTCATGCAAGTCTGCGTCATGTCTCCTTTGTAGTCCTTAAGGATTTTAGGATATTTTTTAACTAATTGTTGTTCTAGTTCGCTTTTCATAAATAATTATCTAATTAAATGTAATGCCCTGATTGGATCTCCTGATTCATCTTCTTCGTGATGTTTATAATCACCATAGTACCAAGGCACATTCTTGTGTGGACCTGTTACATGTATTTGTTCTGCGCCTTTTGGCTCGCAATAGTCTCCTTCATAACCATCAACAACTATAAGTGTTTCTGGGTCTAACTTTTGCAATATTTTTATTAGTTCTTTTGCTTTCATTTTGTTGTGTTATTGGTCTTTGTGTAAAAATATAAGAAATAAAATAACTAAAATAAAAAACGTATAAAGTGCAAATAACTTAATAAAAAGAATATATGACATTTTGTTTTTTATTAATACAAATTAACATCGTTATCTTTGACTAACTCGTGTAGCAGGTCTCTGATCTTCTGATAACATTTATGCTCATCTGGAGTGTGAGAGTCCTGCTCGTGTTTTAAAATACTCCTAAGTCTGTTATCGAGGCCCGTAATTACGGATTTAAACCTCCATGCATTGTTTGCTACGTCAAATTCTTCTTGCTCTTCTGGCAAACTAAACTCAAGTATACCCTTCATATTAAAAATACCTGATTATAAACATTTGAATACCAGAAAAAAGTTGAGAAATCTTATAACATAAATTTGAAACTTTCCTCCAAAACTTTCTCCATCCAAAATAATTTAAAAATTTCTTAGTTCTATACCAAAACTTTTTTTCTTCTAGCCTTCTAGTCTCTTCCCAGTTTTTCATATTTAAGTGCCTTGATGGTCCTCTGCTGAAGTCAGATAGAATAATTTTGTCTAAATTGCCGTAAACAAAATACGCTTTAAACTCCACCCAGAACGTCTCTTCTTCTGTGGCGTCCACGCCACTGTAAAAGTCTATTGTACCGTGATAATTAATGGCTTTCAGCTCTTCGCTTTTTTGGATTACATCTTTCCATATATTCCATGGCTTGTGATTCTTTTGTTTTTTTTCTTCCTCTGTGTATGGAATATATTCTCTTTCTATTACTTTTTCGAGCAATAGGCCTTCTTCTGATATAATGTATTCCACTAAGCAATTTTCTAAATCTTTAGTCTGGAACTCTATTTTGCCCCAGTCTATTGATAGTTGCTTTAATTCTTCGTTTAAAGGTAAATCCTTTTTTATGTATATTGAGTCAAACATTCCCATGGTGTATTGTTTTTTTGTTTTTAATTTTTAGGTATATCCAGCAAATACTCAATTAAGTCAATAGAGTTTTGCTTTTGTTCGCAACTTTCCCAGTCTCTAAAGTCAACTGATTCGCAATATTCTTTTTCTTGCTTATCTAGTTCTTTCTTAAGTGATGATTTATAATCAGCAGACGCTTTAAGTTTAATGCAGTTCAATAAATACTCCGATTCTTCATCCGATAGATGCAATGATATTTGTGAGCCATCGTACTTGGATCCATAATTGAATTCAATTTTAATTTCAACTGGGCTACCCCATTCACCGAAACACTTTCCAGAAAGGTCTGAATAATATACAGATTGTTCTTTTTCTAGCGGTTTTATTGTTTTTTTCATTTTAGTGAATATAGTATGAGTTTTTACTGAATATGTATTATTGAAGTTGTTAATTATTTATTTTGTTGAATATCTTGATCAAATTTAATACGGTCAATGAACATAGGTGTTGCCTCTCCTACGTAAGCTTGTTGTACATTAAATTCAAAGTACTCAATAGCTTCTTCGTGAGACATATCTCTGGTTAATATCTCTATACACTTCTCTCTATCGTATATAGCGCATGGGGCGTTTGTGTATTGGCTACCTACACCTATTATTGCTTCCTCGAATCCATCAGCCAAAATAACTGTTTCATCTGATCCAATAATATCGCATATTCTATCGTTTACTTCTTGTTTAGATATTTTCATTTTCGTTTTTGTATTGTTTAATTTCTGTCTCAAGCAAATGCTTTAGTCTCTCTAGAGCTAATTCATACTTTGCCCATGTTTCATTTATCTCCGACAAAATATAACCATAGTGTGATATATGATATTGTGGGGGCTGTCCATAGCTCCATTTTGTTTCTATATACCAATGACAGTCTCGGTCCTTGTGGTGGTCTGGGCCTATAAGTGTATACCATTCTTTTGTTAATTTGGTGATATCATTAATTAATTCATTCATGGTTTAATTCTAATTAATCCAATAAGGGAAATAAAAATACATAAAATAAATATTATTAAAAGCGCTGTTATCCACACTGCGCAAAAAATAAACTGTTTTAGTTTAGTTAGCAAGACTTTGTGGGTTTGATAGGTTTTGTTACAATCACATAATACGTGCCACTCACTTCTTGTATTCTTGCTGACGACCCCCTTGGAAGGGGTTTATTTTTAAAACACTTATCAACTATTTCCCATGCTTTATTGTGTTGTTGAGCTTTAATTGCTTCTGATATTTTGTTTTGAGAGCGTTGAGGAATTCTAAAGGCTTTTTCCGGCTTCCAGTATCCATGTACTTTGTCTAGTATTTTCGGCTCTGGAATCTTGGAGATATTTAATACTCCATCTCCGTCAACTCCCATATCTCTATACCCATCATTTCTCTCGTAATGCAAATACTCTTGAATTGCTTTTTTTATCTCCCAGGCAACAGTACCACCCTTCATTGCTTCGCATCCAACCCCCAAGTATGCATTTCTATTTTTTATTAGTAGTTCTTCTTTGCGGAAGACAATAGTTCTAACAAAACTCTCAAGAACCTGCCCGTCTTCATATGTTAATTCCTTGTCTTCAAATGCAGAATCCATTGCAACTTTAATTTGGCCGGACCTTAGCCGACTATAAACCTCTAGTGCAGTTGTAAGCACTGATAAATGTTTTCTATCAAACTCAATAGATATTCTATCGGGTTTGTTTTTTAATGTTTTCATATTTTTTTTTGTTTTTGGCTATGTCCAAAACATTTCCCTGCGTTTCACTAGTTGAGTTAATAATTCTGTGTCTTTTTCTTCTATTAATTTTTCTAGTCTTATTACTTCTGCATATTTAACTTCATACGGTATCCCGTCATCTTTAAATACAAGTAGTTCTCTGCCATTACTATCTGTTACCTCATCAAAGCAATCAAAAAAAACAGAGCCAGTATCGGGATACGAATCGTCTTTTAATTTTTCTAGATCTGGTCTTTCTTCTACAATATATAGATATGCGCTCTTCAGCCATTGTGAAAATTCCTTGTGTTTTTCGGTAAATTCCCAATCCACAAATCCACCCGTAAATTCTTCTTCGTAGAATGACTTAACGAATTCAAAATTTACATTAGTTATTAAAGAGGTTATGTCGCACCAAGTTTTAGGTATAGCTTTTCTGAGTCTAGAGTGTTGCGGCTTAAATATGGTTCTTACGTGATCATAATACCATGATTTAAGTCTGTATTTAATTGAGTATAACATATTTTGTTGTGTCTTTTTGTATAATCTTTTTAGGATCTTTTTGTTTTTTTTGATGATTAATTATTATTGAAAATATAGTTAATATAACTATCGTAAATATGACTATTGCTCCAAATATTAATTGTTTTTGTATTTTCTCAGAAATGCTATACATATGTTTATTCATATTTTAAGTAAAGCCAATTTGTATATTTGGGCATAATCTGAACCCTAACACCGACCTCTTGTGATTTGTTGATGATGTCGTCAAGAACTTTAGAACCATACATATGCATTCCGTAGTTATTATTAAAACCTTTATATATAGAGCCAGAAAATCCTTCAAACAGCCAAGAATCCTCTCCCTTTGATACCTTTCTAATTCCGCTATTCAGTTTCCAAGTATTAGAACCAAGATAACCACCAAACCAACAGCCGAACACTTTGTAGGTCAATGCAAATTCTTTTCCTTCAATCTTAACAACTACCCATTTGTCTGGAATGTGCTCATTCATAATTTAATTAACTGTTTAAAATATTTAACTGTTTACTAAGTTTTGACTTAAGTTGGTCGTCCCCCATCTGAGCTATTTTTAACGAATCTATTTGATCGTCTACAAACGATTCACTTAATTTACAGCTATATGAATCTTTAATATAGTTGTTTGTGTTTAACTCATTAATGTCTGGAAAACTTTCCTTAAACCAACAAAAATCGATTGGGTAAGGGTAAAACCCAGGACCAGCCAATTTAATGTGTTCATCTGAAATTTCTTCTATTGCTCCTACGTCAATAATGTTGAATAGCTTTAAGTATATTTGCTTAAAGTAATAGGCAGTAGGGTGCGAATGGTTGTGGCATAAAAGTTCTTTTTTGTATTTTAGCAATATATCTAAAATACTTATAAAATTTTTATACTCAATTTTCTCTACATTTTCTCTTTTTTTTATTTTCTCGATTGAGTCTTCAGAGTTTTGTCCTATTAATAAAGAAATATTTGGGTGTGACTCATTTTTTAACCAATAAAATATTTGTTTGTTTGTAAGCCCTTTTTCCATTAGCCACAGGAAAATATAAGGGATTACTAGTTCATGGTCTGGGCGACCAACCTGATCAGTTAAATAACCAGAAAAATGCAAAGTCGGAAGGCAAATCATTTGTTTGTTTGCGCTTTGTTTTTCATATATGTACTCGGTTGTTAATTCATCTGGTCTATTTATTTTTTTTTCAATTTTTTGAAATATTATTATGTCAGCATCTTCTGTGATTTTTTCAGTATTTTTAATTATTTTACGAGTGTCTTTCACAGTACCTAGGTTTATCTTCCAGTTTGCAACAGTCCCAACTTCAGGAATCCATATGTATGGCAAATCATAGTCTAAAGCTTTTAATACTTCATATTTTTCATTGAATTTTTGTGTATTTGTTTGTAGCATGTTACTCAAAATAGCCGACTGACAATTCCCATAAAATAGAATTTTTTTCTTCATTTTAGTAAAATGCCAAGCCAATCTGTTTCATGTGGAAGAATGGTTACTTCAACTCCTGCTTCATTGGACTTTCTGATGATATTCAGAAGTACCATTGCTCCGTAGTTTGTCATGCCATATGCATTTTTGTGGCACTTGTAGATAGACCCAGAGAAACCCTTAAACTTATAGTGCATTTTAAGTTTTGTGACTTTTTGAATACCACTGTTCAACTTCCATGAGCCTCCAGAATCCATATAGCTTCCGTGCCAGCTTGCAAACACTTTGTATGTAAGTGGTATTTCTCCACCCTTTATTTTAACTACTACCCATCTGTCTGGTGCGTATTCATTCATAAGTGTTCAAACCACATAAGTTCATACCCAAGGTCTCCAGTCTCCTGTAATATGACTTCGGTAGAGGAGGATGCCACGTTAATCTTTTTAACAGTAAAAACATCTCCTGGTTTTAAAGTTTTACCATTATCTTCTCTGTTTTTAAAAAAATGTCGCCCCGCTTCAACAAATTTAATTTTATCTCCTACTTTTGTGTTTTTGTAGTCGGCTCTCATTCGCTTGTTTTATATACAGTAGTACACTGTGGTACTTTTACGTCAAATTTATTGGCAATAGCTTTAGCGAGGTCATAGATAGATGCATAGTCTGGCAATAAAAACTCATACCTACATAATCCAGCATCTACTCCGTCATCTATTGTTACAATAAACTTGTGCTGTCTTTCTTCTTCGTAACCATCTAGATCATTTGATTTCATATTTTAATTTTTCTTAATCGAATTTATTTTCTCTTATCCAGAAAATACCTATATATTTAACTCCCTTTGTTACTGGCAATCCTGCATGCAGGCTTGCTTCAATTATTTTTTTATTTGTATTTAAATTTCTCCATATCAATAATTTATTTTTTTTAGGGATTGCTCTAAAATTTATTTTAGGAAAATCTGTTTCACCTCCATCAAAGTCGTCATTTAAATAAAAAAGAGCTGAATAAACTCGCTGGCCCTCTTTTGTGATGTGTTTTTCGTCCTTAAAATAGTCATGGTGAGCTTTATACTCTCCGCCAACTTCATACTTAACAATATGTAGTTGTTCAAAGTTGTCTGGCGAAGTGTTAACAAGTTTTGAGATTTTATGCTTAACGGATATCGCTGCATTACTGACATGATCAGGGATCCATGTTCCATTAGCTACCCTATGGTGAGTGGGTTTATTTTCTCCTAAGACTAACATAGGCTTAAGACTATTATTCGCTATAGATAACATTTCTTCGGCCTCTTCGCTTCCTATAAAGTTTTCGATTTCGCAAAAAATAACATCACATTTATCAATATTCATTTTTTTTTATTTTTTGATCGTTAGTGGTCCATATGTCTTTGGCACAATATATAAAATAAATACACCACAAAAAACAAATCAATATTGCTGCTATCATGTTATTTTTCCCATGCCGCTATAGTTTCCTTGAAGGGGGAGCCATCAATCCCTTTAACTAAATCTAGCATCTCTTGTGCAATACACTGAATTTCTTTTTGTGCGTGTTCGCTGTTTCTCAGTTTAATGAAGTTAGCAAAACTTCTCATGTTAAACATAACATCAGACTGAATTTGAGAGTTATATGTTTTAAAAAATCTGGCTGACTCTTTAGCTCTCTTTCTTCCGAGCAGCGGGGTTAATTTACTGATGCAATGATGATAGTAAACATTTCCAACGTCAGTATATTCTCTAAGCTTGTCTTGCCACTCTTTAGGCCAGTCTTGAGGGATATATGTCTTATCTTCTTTTAGTTCTTTGTACCTAGCTGACTCAGCATTTATACTAGCTATTCTGTGCTTCAGTAAATGAATGTGAGTGGCTATGTCGCAGTCTATCAAAAAATGTACAGTTGCCTTTTCGAATGGGGTCTCGTGCCCATTTTTCCAAAGATCTTTAATTAATTTACCTACTCTTGTTTTTTTATCTTCTGTTAGGTTTCTGGATGTTGATGTCCATGCGGAGCAGGCAATCACCTCATCTGATCCATAATGCCCAAGTAATTCTACTGTGTTTTTCATAATTGCATCTTTCAAAATTTGTAACCAAAATCGGAAATGCTGTCCGCCCCCATTTTAGCTACAACTGAAATCAATTCGCTATTTAGGTAGTATTCTTTGTATCCTCCTCCATTTGGCCGCACATTTGCATTAAGGGGTTTTGCAGTTGAGGCGTCTAGTCCATATTTTTTTGCAGCAGCATGCAATCCTTCTGTGTAGTTCTCATGTCGTATGATTAAGTCTGGCTTAGCCCCAGTCACACTAAATATAAATGGCCTAGTACTTAGAGCATTGAATCCCCCATTTTTTACTCTTTCGTAGTCATCTAATATAAATTCCTCAAACGAATAATTTTGTATTGCTCTCATTTTTTGCGGTATTTCTTTGCCGGGGTTATATCTTTTGAATTTTATTATGGGTTTTATCTTTGAGTGAAAATACCATGAAACTGCCCTATCCCATGGATTTCTTACGCATGAAAATATAAAGTAATTTAATGTGTCCTCGCCAATTAAACGTAACTCATTTAGGTGCTCATCTAGAGATGCGTGTTTCCATTTATTAAAGTACTCAATGTATTTTGGCCTATCAGTGCCTTTATACTTGGGCGGATTCCAGCCGAATAACCCCTCAATAGTTGTTCCTGCGCACTTTTGCGGGTGAGTAAAAATAATCTTTCGAGATAAGTCAAACATACTTAAATCAATGTTGCTCGTCAGGAAGAACCCAGTCCCATCCAATACTTTTTTCTATGTCTGAGACATAACGCTCTACTGGGATCATTTTATTGTGGGTCCTGCATTCATACTCATATGAATCACTTAAGTGCTTCATTATGGCTTTTTTAACGTCTGGACTTGCGGCGTAATAATATTTAGTTAGCTTAAACACCATCCTAATTATATGTCTAGCTAGTCTTAATGTATTTTGATGGTCTAGCTCATCACTTAATTTAGCTACCATTATTTTAAACTACTAAATTGTTTTTAGTTGTTGTGCTCTATATATTCCACGTTGTTGTAGATACTGTATCTCCGCATTGTTCACATGGATCTTCGTCATACTTGAGCTCATCGTGTTGAAATAAAGACACAATATCCCTAAAACGAACTTCGTGGTTTTCTAATCCTTCTTTAATTTTTACAAAAAGATAATCAATCATTTGATTGTATTCCTCTTCGGACATATCCCCAACCTGTTTGTCGTTTACGCTAAAATCAAAAGCAGTACAGCCATCTACTTCTACGAATTTGTATCTTGTTTGCATTTTAAGTTGTTTTTTACCTCTTCCCATAGTGAGGGAATATCATAACATATCTCGTTGCCATCTTTATCTGTAGCCAGGTTTACTTTGTTTGTAAAGCCGACTCTCTCGTAAAGATACCAATCAATCCAGTCTTTACCTTCTTCATCGAATACGGTTAAAAGTAAGTTGGTGATTATATTATGGTATATGTCTTCATATTCCATCAAATCTATACCCAATTGGTGCATAGAATGCGACCTTTCCCTAACCTTTTCCAGGTTTTCTATTACTTTTCTAAATTTTTCGTAATCCATTTTTATTCGGCAATTTTCCAGCCCCACTTCAAATCAAACCAAGCGTACTCTTTCTGTAGTGCTTGTTTGTTGAATTTGAGATCTTTTTTGCCCTCGGCCATAAACCATTTTTTAAATTCTTCGGATTGCTCCTGTGTCCACGTTTTTTTAGTGTACCAATTATCTTGTTCCGTGAACTCCCTGTCAAACGAATCAAACCCAACACACTTAAACATTTTATCTAAAGCTTTTATTAAAAATTTATCAAATTTTGTGTTCATATTTATTTATATAATTCTGACTCTAGTAATTTTTCGTATTCATCTATGGATACTACGATCTCGTGCTTTAAACTTGGTCCTATTACTGCTACAGAAGATGTACAAGATATTGAATGGAGATGCAAGACAGAAGAATAAAGTTTTTTAGCAATTTCCTTCCATTCGTGTTTTTTTGTGAGAGACTCGTCTATTAGCACGGATTGATTCGATAATATAGAGTATAGAGAAGTTATCTGGCCTTTGTCTTCGCAGAAGTCTTCTAGTTCTTTAACTGTTTGTTTAAGTTCTTCTATCTCTTTTTCGGCTGCCAATAGCTTGCTGCTACAATTTATAAAGTAACTATCAGCAGCCCTCAAATCATTTTGAAGTTGCCTTATATCTCTAGAATATTTTTCGTTTTGTGTCCTGATGTAGAAGTCGTCCATTTATCGTCTTATTTAATGTTGATTGAAATTTTAGATAAAATTTTTCCATATTCTTTTATCATTAGTTTTAAAGTTTTACTTAATTTCTTAAACTCATTATTTGATGATAAACCGCTTTTGTATAAAGCGTAATCTTCCATGTCCTCTTTTGTGTATGCTTCCTTTTTCACAAAACTAATTATTAAAATTTTTTATTTTGATTCATACCAACTACAAAAACAATTTTTGACTCCTTTTAATGGCCTAGATCCATGAACGTAATTTTCTGTAGAAGGGAATATTACGAGCTTGTTTCTTTCGGGCTTTATTTCCGCTTCGAGCGCTGGAAACACTAAATTGCCGTTTGTGAAGTCATCATTCAAAAAAAGTATGCATGAATACTTTAAGTGCTCGAATCCCTTTCTAATTTTCCACTCTTTTACGTCGTTTAAATTTTTTGCACACGAAAACCCATGCTCAGCGGGATATCCCAAGGAAATTATTTTGTTTTGTGAATCAACTGGATAACAATTATCTGCATAATATGGGGTAGCAACGCTAGAAGAAAAAATTCCACAATTTCTTACATATAACCCTTTGTGTTCTGAATTACTTATTACGTGCTCCAATAAAATATTCTTTATTTTAATGTCTAAGTATTCCAATATTTTAAAATCTCTATTTTTGAGAGCTTTATTGTGTTCTTTGAAGAGCGGCATCCATTTGTAAAATGTACCATCTTCATTGTTTCGACTATTTTTATTTAACGGATTCCACTCGCCTGCATCTAATATTTCTTCCGCGTTCCTGATTTCAGTTAATGACAGAAAATTTGTTACCACAAAAACTCCATTAAAAGAATTAATTTCTTGTTGTGTATTTATATATTCCATATTTGTTGTTGTGGGGTCTTTGATCATGCCTCGCAGGATTTGCAAGTCAATAGATTTCTAGCGAGTTTTTGACTTGGATTTACCGACCTTTGATAGTAAAAAGCTTTAATACCAAGTTCCCATCCCATAAGAATAATTTTATTTACGTCTTTAGGTTTTGCATCTGCTGGGATCATTAAGTTTAGGCTTTGTCCTTGGTCTATGTATTTTTGCCTTTGTGATGCCTGTATTACTATTTCCATTTGAGATGTCTCCTCAAATGTTTTGAAGACGTTTTTTTCGTCTTCTGTTAAGAAATCTAAGTGCTGCACTGATCCTCCGTTAACTAGAATAGATTTCCATGTTTTTTCAGTGTTATTGTCTTTTTCTTTTAGTAATTTTTCTAAATACGGATTGCGACAAGAAAACTTACCCTTTGCCAGATCTTTCACAAAGTAATTACTACTAAGAGGCTCAATAGATGGAGAAACTTGACCAAGAATAAACGAGCTAGACGTAGTAGGTGCTACAGCTAGTGTCGTGACGTTTCTGCGCTTTATATTCGTTCCACTGTATATTGGAGCTGGGCCATAAATTTCTGCGAGGTTTTCTGTGGCTGCGTCTGTCTTCTCTCTAATCGATTTCCATATTAGATTGTTGTGTGACTTAGCGTCCATGCTTTCAAATGGAATCATCTTAGATTGTAAATATGAGTGCCAACCTAGTACACCAATGCCTAATGCGCGCTGATTGATTGCAAAGTTCCTTGGGGCATCCATGTATTTAATACCACTTGTTTTATCAATGAACTCTGTCATTACGGCATCAAGAAAATATACCATAGTTTCTATTGCATCCGTTTGTATTAACTCATCCCATTTTTCTAGATTC